TATTATTAATAATAAACAAAACGAAAAGAAACAAGAAGCGCCTGATTGTGAGCGGGAAGAATATTTTGCCCGATTTTGGGAAGCATACCCGGTGAAGGTGAAAAAGCCTGTAGCTAAAATCGAGTGGAACAAGCTTGTTGATCCTTGTGTGGAGCTGTACGAAAGAATCATAGCTGCTGTTGAGCGGTATAAACAGACAAGCCGTTGGAAAGAGAACAACGGGGCTTATATTCCATACCCTGAAACCTTCTTGCAGGACAGGCGTTGGGAAGATGAGATACGTGTTACAGAGCAGAAAAAAGAATGGGCATGGTGAGGTGATTTGAATGCTTGATATAGGCGATATAGAGGCTGCGTTTGTGGTATGGCGAGCAGCTGGCTTAACTCCACCACCGATGAATGATGTGCAGCGGGAAAACTTTATGGCTAAAACGTTGGAACAATACAAGTATACACAGGTCAATGATTGGGCGGAAGCTGTTGAGTGGGTGGCTAATAACAATACGCGCTGGGCAACGTGGTTCGACATCAATACAGCGCTGTCTATAGTCCGGCAGAATAAAATCGGCGCAGAGAAGAAAGCTATTGAGCGTAATTCTAAAGCGGCAAATGAGTTTGTTAAAAAGTTGTTTGCTGATCTTGCTGCCGGTAAAACATTTGGCGAACTACGGCAGCCAATAAGCGATAAAGTTAGAGCTGCAGCAAAGAGGATTTTCCCTGATGCCGACGATAGCTTTATAAAGCGTAATTACAACGATATCAGCTTTATCGCAGACGTTGAACGAAAATGCGCTGAATGTATTAACACTGTTGATTGCCCATACAGCGGACATCAACCGTTTTTGAGAGTAGACAAAGAAAGCGGATTTACTTACGTGGTAGCTGATCGTGAACGGTGTTATAAATATCATCCGTTAGTGCCTGATGTAGTACCAAAACGGTCAATCCGTCGTCAAAGTGAATTAGCTAAAGTTTAAAGGAGCGGTAACTATGAAAAAGTATGAGTTGACAGCAGAGTTTATAGAAAAATGGGGCAAGAAATTATTTAGGATTAAGGCTTTAATTAGCTTTGGAAGTGTTGAAGCTGGTGAACTTGGTGGATATGTGGAAAAAGAAGATAACTTAGCGCAAGATGGCGACGCTTGGGTGTACGGCAACGCTGAGGTGTGCGGCAACGCTAGGGTGTACGGCGACGCTGAGGTGTGCGGCAACGCTAGGGTGTGCGGCAACGCTAGGGTGTGCGGCAACGCTAGGGTGTACGGCAACGCTAGGGTGTACGGCGACGCTGAGGTGTGCGACGACGCTGACTATTTATTGATCGGTCGCATTGGTAGTAGATTTAGTTTTACGACATTTTTCAAAAATAAAGACAAAGGTATAACAGTGTCTTGTGGTTGTTTCTTAGGGACTATTGCCGAATTTAGAGCTAAGGTTACCGATACACATGGAAATAATAAGCACGCAAAAATGTATAACCTTGCTGCAGATATGGCAGAACTACAGATTTTAGGCGAAGAACATTTTGACAAGCTGAACACTAATAAGTCAGAACCGTTTTGATATACAGTCAGCTTTAGGAGGTAGGCAATGAATAAAATCATATGCGGCGATGCACTAACCGTATTACGTACTCTGCCCGATAAATGTTGCCGCTGCTGTGTAACATCACCGCCTTATTTTAATTTACGTGACTACGGCGTATCCGGGCAGATAGGACTTGAGCCAACAATGCAGGAGTACATTGCCCGACTTGTTGAGGTATTCGCCGAGGTCAAGAGGGTACTGACTGACGACGGTACGCTTTGGGTAAATATAGCCGATAGTTATTCAGGCAGCGGCAAGGGAGCGGCACTTTACCCGGAAAATGCAAAGAAGTACAAGCAAGGTACTAATACAGGTTCGTGTGGTGTGGCGGCAATTACCAAAAATAAATATGATTTGCCAAATAAAAATCTAATGGGCATACCGTGGCGACTTGCATTTGCCTTACAGGATAGTGGTTGGATACTACGTCAGGACATAATCTGGTCAAAGTCAAACTGTATGCCGGAGAGTGTGCGAGATAGATGCACAAAAAGCCATGAGTACATTTTCTTGTTTGCCAAGAGGCAGCGGTATTACTTTAACTCCGATGCGATATTAGAGCCAGCAGTTGGATTTAATAATGAGCCAATTGCTGGTAGTGTTGGAGCTTTTGGACAAGAGCAATCATGTAGACGCAAAGGCAATAGTAAGACTTTCCGAGGAGGCAAATACACAGCGCAAAATACATTTGATAATTCAAGAGAGTTGTCACGTAATAGTCATGGTAATTGCGAGAATAATACCGGTAAACGCAGAATGCGAAGTGTTTGGAATATGGCTACAACTGCGAGCGGTGGTGTTACGCATTACGCTAAGTTCCCAAATGAATTAGCTGAGCGGTGTATATTATGTGGTACTGCTGAAGGTGACGTTGTACTTGATCCGTTTGTCGGCAGCGGTACAAGCTGCAGAGTTGCAAATAGATACGGCAGGCAGTATATAGGAGATTGATATGAAACTAATGAGCTTATTTGATGGCAGTGGAGGATTTCCTTTAGCAGCAAGCTTGTGCGGGATAGAGCCTGTTTATGCGGCAGAGGTTGAGCCATACCCGATAGCTGTTACTAAAAATCGTTTCCCAAAAATGAAACATTTGGGAGATGTTAGCAAAGTTAAGGGCGGAGAAATAGAGCCTGTAGATATAATCACATTCGGCAGTCCTTGCCAAGATATGTCGATAGCGGGAAAAAGAGCAGGGTTGAAACACGCTGATATGGGCGATGATGAAACAACAAGAAGCGGTTTATTCTTAGAAGCAATCAGAATTATCAAAGAAATGAGGGAAGCAACAAATGGAGTTTATCCAAGATACGCTATTTGGGAAAACGTTCCCGGAGCCTTTAGCAGTAACCGAGGAGAAGATTTTAGAACCGTCCTTGAAGAATTTATTAGAGTCAAAGAAAAGGATGCCGTTATGCCTGCGGTTCCACAAGCTGGCTGGGCATATGCAGATTGTATCAGTGGAGACGGATGGAGCATTGCATACCGAGTTTTTGACGCGCAATATTGGGGAGTCCCCCAGCGCCGCCGTAGAATCTACCTTGTCGCAGATTTTAGAGGCGAATGTGCCCAAGAAATACTATTTAAGCGCGAAAGCCTGCGAGGGTATTTTGAGGCGGGCAGAACGCCGTGGCAAGGAATTGCCGCCGATGCTCAAAACTGCGTTGGAACAGCAATCGGCGGAGTAGATAGGTATAATCAATCGTTTTTGCCGGGACTTGCACAAACTTTGCGGGCTCCTGGCGGCGGAGATTGTACACCGACAGTGTTAGCACCAGTAGCCGTATATTGCCATCAAGGAAACGGCATCGATAGAGCGGGAAAATGTTTAACTGAATATAGTTTTGATAGCTTGTCCTCGAATAGTATGAAAAGCAAAAATCCGCATAGCGGTTGCCGTGCTGTTGAAATCGCTAAAACTTTAGATACAGGGTATCCTGACCCGTCGAAAAATCAAGGCGGTATTGCTATCGTAGAGAAAATTATTTTAGACGACCAAGGCGGTCAGCAAATCAGCGTCTGCACTGATGGTAAAAGCCCTACTTTAAGGGCCGAAGCGCACGGAAATGCGCCTTACGTTATTAATAAAAAAACTCTTGTTTACGATACAAGAGGCAACGGCACCGGTGAAACTGTACCAACGATAACAGGTGACCACAATAACCGCATTACGGATTATACAGCTCTATGTTGTGAGGCAGTTGTTTACGATGGTGCAAATATAACAAGTCCGCTCAACAAAACAAATCCACAAGCAGGAGATCCTTGCCACACTATTAGTACTGATAGCAGGAATTATATTGTCCACTGTCTGCAAGGAAATGGTATAGATCGAGCAGATACAGCAGGCTGTAACGGTAAAGGAGTGTGTGAGGATAAATGCTATACGCTAAATACGATAGACCGACACGCTGTATGTTTTCCGCAGCAAGCCTACAATAAATTTATACAAGAAGATATTGAAGCTACTCTTAAAGCAAGTGGCGGCACATATGGTGGCGGTAGTGAAAATCTTGTAGCCGAGCAATCTTTTAGTCCTATACGTTATATTGTACGAAGATTAACCCCTACAGAGTGTGCTAGACTTCAAGGCTTCCCAGATTGGTGGGGAGAAATTCCTAAAAAAGATAACCTCACAGATGACGAATATGTCTTTTGGCTAAACGCCAGAAATACTTACGCAAAAATCAACAATAAAACCACTAAAGAATACTCCAAAGAACAAATGCTCTCATGGTACAACAAATTACATAGCGATAGTTCTGAATATAAAATGTGGGGCAACGGTATAGCGTTACCAAACGCGCTATACGTTATGCAGGGGATAGCGGAAGTGGTGGGAGTACATCACTCAAAGTAAAATAAAAGCGTTGGTAGCTCAGGTAGAAAAGGTGAAGAAATGGTAGCAAAAAAGCAATCCACAAAGACAGCACAGCTATAAACCATACAGAGTAGCGCTTAAAGAAATGGAAAAGAATATGGGCAGGGGTGATAAGACTATGTTGCCCTGCTGCCCAAAATGTGACAGAGCATTTGATCCTGCAGATATCAAAGCGTATGTTAATAAAAAATATGTCTGCGACTAAGGCGGTGGAGTAGATGATTGATATTAGTAAACCTATTTATGCAAAAATATATGATTATGACGAAGCTTACTGCGAATCAGACTGCGATGATACTTGCGGCTCCTATATCATCAGAGAGGTAGAAGAACTGCATTTTGCAACAAAACGATGCGAGGCATTTATTAGGTATAGTGATGGTTTTGTTAGTAAGACATTTAAGTTGTTACCACAGACAAAAATTGAAGGAGTGCCAAAATGACTAAATTTGACTACGACATATTTTACGGCGGAGCAGATGAAAGAATACAAAGCTCGTCAAATAAAAAGGGCGTTCAAAATTTATAAAAAACATGGTCATGACCATGCTTATCGATGGAATGTATATTGCCAAATGGAAGAATACAGATCAAAACGTAGAGCGAAAGTTAAGTGGCTGTCTCAGCTAATGGAACAACTTGAACGTCAACAAGAGAGAAATAAATTATGAAAAAACCTGAAATCAAGTACGTAGGCTGGTGCCATGAGTGCAAATGCATGGGAAGTTTTATTTGTGGTAACTGTAAGCCTAATGAGAAATACAGTTTTGCTAGACCTTCTGAATTTATATCTAAGAACAAAAACCGTTGGGTAAGAATGTAGGAGTAAAAAATGAAATACTTAGACTATTGTTATTTGTGCATTAATAATAGAAAGGCCAGTGAGTTGAGTGAAAACCCAGAATGTAGTAACTGTATTCAGCTTACTGTTATGTCTATGCCAACTAAGTTTAAATCGCGTAGGATTACTTGGTCTGACAGAACGGAGCTAGAAAAATATGATAGCAATTAAAGGAATGGACTTTCCGGAAAGATGTGCAAAATGTCAGTTTAGAGTATTTGATTACGACGAAGCATTTGAAGACCAATGTTTTATAACAGGCTATATCATTGAAAATCCTGATAGCAAAGACACATATTGCCCATTAATTGAGATAAAGGATGACATAACCAATGGTTAGATACAGGCGTTGTACCCGCTGTAAAAAGATAAAACGTATAGTCAGCGGCTTTGAAATACCATGTATACATAAAAGCTTTGAGCTTTGTGAGGAATGCAACAAAAAAGTAATGGAAAACCTTAGAAAGATGGTGAAGAAAAATGACTAAAGAAGAACTAATGAACGCTATATCGGGTTTACCTGCTGAAACACAAGTTTATAAAATAGACGACTATACAGACCTTGGCCACTCGAGCGGACGTAGCTTGTTTAGCGTCATAGTCGTTAACGAGCCTGACAGTGAACCTATTATTTATTTAAGGTGAAGAAAAATGACTAAATTAAAACCTTGTCCGTTCTGCGGTAGCAAAGCTAAGATGGAAAGAACGCCAATTAATCCTTATTATTATGTGATCTGTACAAATCTAGAATGTGACGCAACTGTTGGGAGATTTCAGCCAACAGAAGAAAAAGCTATAGCTGCATGGAACAGACGGGACGGTGAAGAAAATGCGTGAAATTATTTTTAGAGGTAAAACAGAGGCGGGGAATTGGGTAGAAGGTACAGGTATTGCTATTGGCGAACAAGGTGTGAGAATACATTATTCAGATCACGTAAATGTTTTAGTAATACCTGAAACAGTCGGTCAGTACACAGGCTTTGCCGATAAAAACGGTAAGAAAATATTCGAGGGCGATGTTTTAAAAATGAATAATACTGATCTGAAATGTGGCGCTATTTCTTTTATGCGTGGATCTTTTTGTTTAACAAGCATTGAAGAGCGAGTTATTTATCGAGCAGATATTGGTTATATAGAACAATGTGGTGTAAATTGTGCCGAAGTAATTGGTAATATCTACGATAATCCTGAGCTAATAAAGGAGCGTGAATAGATTATGAGATTAATAGATGCAGATGCGGCGAAAGCGGAACTATTAAGAATAGGTGAAGGTATACACGCCCACGACGAGTATTTCAACGGTGTTAGAATTGGTTATAAACGTGCTGCTCATAGTCTTGTTACAATACCTACAGTAGAAGAACGCAATCATGGGCATTGGATAAGACATAATAATATCATTGCTTGCAGCGAGTGTATTTGGGATATGTATTGGGAGGAAGGAAATACAGAATTAAATTACTGCCCAAATTGCGGGGCTATTATGGACGGTGAATCCGAATGAACATACCAAAGATAGAAAGATCAATAGCTCTATTAAAACCAATCATTTGGAAAATGCCTATGAACGAGAAAAGGGATGCTTATATAACTTTATTGACGGCTGCTCAAAAGCAGATACCACAAGAAGTAAATTTGGTAGTCGAAGAGCATTTTATACCAAACTGTCCTTTTCCACAACAAATACCTAAAGGCTGGGCATGTCCTGTATGCGGATGTGAGGTAGATGATGATGCTCATTATTGCAAATACTGCGGTCAAGCTATATGTGATGATTAAGGAGTATAGAGAAGGAGACTGATATGCTAATAGAACAGTATATTAAGCATGTAGAGCGGTACTTTTGGGATCGTAAGCAAATACAAAAAGCTGTCGATGAAGAAAGAGAGCAGCGTACTGCAAGGAAAGGGCATACGGGCGGTGGGGGTCATGCTTTTATCAGTAATCCAACAGAAACAGCAGCATTAAAAAACATTGAGCCAGTACGTATGATATCGTTTGGATATGGACCATATCAGTCGATAATAATGAACCCGGAGCTATGGCTTGAAGTTGTCGCAGAAACTTATAAGATACATGAAAACCAGCTTACTGGTAAAGTTATGTATCAAAAATATGAAAAAAGGAAGCCGATGAAAATAATTGCAGAATTAACCGGCGTAAATAGAGATACCTGCTATGAATTTCGTAAAGAGTTTCTCCGAGATGCTGTTGGTTTGGCATTGAAAAAAGGTTTGATAAAATAAAAAAGTTTCCGACATATTACCTGTTTTAATGAGTTAAAATAGTATTATAAGTAAGTAGGCTTACAACAAGCTTGGGTTTGAGAGTAGTGTAATCTTCAATGGTACTCAAACGCGGCTTGCAGCGGCCGCACTGGTAGTATCAAAACATCGCAGGGAAGCCTAGTAACGGGATAACCTGTAAAGGTGAAACGTTCAGGCTTAGCGCTTGGAGACTGCCCTGCCGTTGGGGCTATACAGCGGCTTATTTAATTGAGGTGCTAACATGTTAAAGCAAACACTAATGTTTTTAGTAGCCCTAACCTTGATAGAGATATATTGGCAGGCTGTAGAAAAAGCTATAGACGGCTATGTAACAACACGGCCAGTTGATATTGTGATAGGGGTAACGTGGGCGGCAAGTGTGGTGTGGTGTAGTAAATAGTTGTTTAATCTACATAAATAATTTGCAGGCAAAAGCCAGGGAAAACACGGCAATATATATCAAAATTTAGCATATAACTTAATACAAAGGCACTTAACTTCGGTTAGGTGCTTTTTTATTTACAAAGGTGGTGAAGGAGATATGGCTGCATTAAAAGATCCAAGGCAGGAGAAGTTTTGTCGGCTTATGGCTGTAGGTGGTAAAACGCAAGAGCAGGCAGCCATAGATGCAGGATATTCAGCGAAAAGTGCTAGGCAGGCTGCGTCAAGGCTGTTAACAAAGGCGCACATTGTTGACAGGGTAGCAGAGCTTCAAGCTGTTACTGAAGAAAAAATTGCAGATGAACAGAAAGATATCATAGATGAACTTAGCAAATTAAGAAAGTTTTGGCTAGAAGTGATAGACAATAAAGAAGAGCGTATGAATAATAGGCTTAAAGCATCTGAGCTATACGGAAAATCAATAGCAGCGTTTGTTGAAAAACGTGAAGTCAGCGGTAAAGATGGAGAACCTATTACATTTCGCTGGGCTGGTGATGACGGTTGAAAGTAATAACTATACCATACAAACCAAGACCTCTTTGGAAAGATGTAATTCATCCTGCGCTTGATAAATATCGTTTTGCTGTTATAGTAGCGCACAGACGTTATGGCAAGACCGTAGGAATGATAAACGAATTGAGTAAGAGCGCCATTAAGAATACGCTTATAAGTCCTCAGTTCGCATACGTGGCACCGTTTAGAAACCAAGCTAAGATGATTGCCTGGAACTACTTGAAATATTACACAAGCGCAATTCCAGGAAGAAAGGTTAATGAAAGCGATCTGTTTATAGAACTGCCGTCGAAGCATAAAAATGCTGTTGGGGCAAGGATATATATTATAGGCGCAGATAAGCCTGATGCCCTTCGCGGTACTTACTGGGACGGCGTTGTCCTTGATGAATACGCTCAAATAAAGCCTGAATTATGGGGCGAAGTAATACGGCCGGCATTAGCTGATCGTAAGGGGTTCGCATATTTCATCGGAACGCCTAAAGGACAGAATCAGTTTTATGAGATATACCAAAGAGCTCAACGCAGCGAGGAATGGTTTACCTGTCTTTATAGAGCTGATGAAAGCGGTGTACTGGACGAAGCAGAACTTAAATCTATGATGGAAGATATGACGGATATAGAAATACGTCAGGAGCTTTATTGTGATTTTACTGCATCGGCTAGTAATGTTGTTATTCCTATTGATTTGGTTACGGAGGCAGCACACAGACTGCTTACAGAAAAAGATGTGCAGGGTGCTCCAGTTATTCTTGGTGTTGATGTAGCCAGATATGGTGATGACAGATCTACTATTTTTAAGCGACAGGGACTGTGGGTAGATGAGCCTTTAGTTTACAAAGGCCTGGACACTATGGATATGGCGGCAAGAGTTATTGATGCGATGATCAGATATAAGGCCGATATGACTTTTATTGACGCCGGAGTCATGGGTGCTGGAGTTATAGATCGAATTAAGCAGTTGGGGTACAACAATATCAGTGAGGTCTACTTTCAGGGCAATGCACTGCATGAACAGCGTTTTGAAAATATCCGTGCCGAGATGTATTTTAAGATGCTTGAATGGCTCAAGTCTGGTGGTGCTATACCTGATATGCCGGAATTAAAAAGCGAGCTTAGTATTGTAGAGTATAAGTTTAGTAAACATGGCAAAATCATTTTGCAGCCTAAAGAAGAAATTAAGGAAAAGATAGGTAAAAGCCCCGATCTTGCAGATGGCCTTGCTTTGACTTTTGCAAGGCCTGTTTATCCGAGATTGAAGCCTGGTGATCCTGGGTATGGCCGTAAGATGATGTGCAATACAGATTATTCGATATTTTAAGGAGTGATAGTATGGGAATTTTTAAAAAAGTATTTGGCGGCGGTAGCATTAGAATGCCAGAAGTTGTTGAAACGCCTCCGGCGCCTACTACGGTAACCAGTACAGAGACAGGAACAGAAACAGATCCGGCAAAGAAAAATAAAAGGCGTGGTTTTGCTTCTACGCAAGTGTCGTCTGATCGCAATACTATTGCAGGCAACGCTACTGGCAGAAAGACTTTAGGTTAGGGGTATTGAAATGGCTAAAGCTAAATTAAAGCAAAAAGAAATTGAAACTATAGCAGCACGAGCGCCGGCAGAAACACACCCAGCAGATGGGCCGTCTTTAAAAAGCCACTGGCCAGAGAAAAGAAAACTGATTAGAAAGATGAGAGATCTTTATGAAAAAAGACTTGATTATGAAATTCGTTGGAAAGCGATTAGAGATTATCAGTTGCCGTTTATAGGCGAATTCGATAATACGGCAGATAAAACTAATCCTGCCCGCAGACGTGATCTGGAAATTGCTCAGGGCGTTGCATGGTTGGCCGCACAAGTATTTGCTGCAGGCGTAATGAGCGGTTTAACCCCTCCTAGTCGTCAGTGGTTCAAATTAGGGTTTAGCAATAGTGCGATGAGTGGTGATATTGAAGCCACGAGAGTGTTGGATATCAGGCAAGAAATAGTATCTGCGGTGCTTTCAAAGAGTAATTTTTACAATAGCATACATTCGGTGTATCTTGAGTTGCCATTTGGACAATGCCCAATGGCAATTTTTTATGACCCGAGTACGGGTATTAGATGTGTACCTATGACTATTGGGACTTATGCTCTTGGTGTAGACGGCTTTGGCAAGGTGCAGACATTCGCTCGAAAATATGAAATGTCATTAGCACAGATAGTTGATTGTTTTGGACAGGAAAGCCTGCCTCAACATTTGCAGCAGCAAGCGACTAATGGTACTGGACTTGATAAAAAGCATACTGTCAATTGGCTTGTTGAACCAAATGACAAACGCCTGCCAGGATATATGGATAGGTTGAATATGCCTTATAGGTCTGTGTATTGGCTTGATAAATCGCAGGATAATGAATTCTTATACGTTGGGGGGTTTGAAGAATGGGCCATACCAGTTGCAAGGTATCTTGTAAACGGGCTTGAACCGTACGCTAAAGGGCCAGGTTGGTTCGCTGAAGGCGATAGTAAAGCACTTCAGACTATGAAAAAAGATTTACTTACAGCTATTGAGATTGGGGTTAAACCTCCAATGAAAGGACCGGCTTCGCTGCTGAACAACGGTGGTATTAATCTTATTCCTGGCGGGATGACAGCTGTGGATGACCAGTCACAGCAGTTCGTTCAGCCGCTGTTCCAGGTCAATTTAGATATTGACCATGCTTCTCAGGAGATCATTCGCACGGAGGACGCAATCAAAAGGCACTATAGTGCAGATTTATTTTTGATGCTTGATAGTGTTGATAACGGGCAAATGACGGCACGTGAGGTCATGGAACGCACACAGGAAAAGTTGCAGCAGCTAGGGCCTGTAGTCGAACGGTTACAGGATGAGTTCCTAACGCCGATTATTGTTAGGATATACAACATCCTCGAAAGGTCTGGAGCATTCCCGCCGATACCACCTGAGATCCAGGAACGTATAAGCGATGAGGATATTAAAATTGAGTATATTTCCCCGTTGGCGCAAGCGCAGAAAATGAGTGGACTTGTTAATATCGAACAGGCTCTTGCTACTACGCTGCAGATGGCGCAGGCTTGGCCGGAAGTGCTCAAGAAGGTTGATCCTATAGGAACACTGTCCAAATACTTTGAAATGCTTGGTGCTCCCGCTGCTATGCAACGTAGCGACGATGATGTTAAGAAGCTTATTGAGCAAGAACAGCAGGCATTACAAGAGCAGCAACAGACGCAGGAAGCAATGGCTCTTATGCAGGCAGCAGCACCGGCAGCACAGGCGGCAAAGAACATGACTGAGGCTGCAAATGATGGTAACCCAGCTATGGCAGCTTGGTTAGGCATGGGAGGCGGCGCAGGTGAGGTATAAGAGTATTACAGATGCGGATAGCCGGCAAGCTAAATTGCAGGCGTTCTTTCAAAGAGAGCTTCGCAAACGCGATCAGGATGCACTATCAACTATCTTAAATAGCGAAAGCGGACGCTGGTTTTTAATGCGATTGCTTGATAAAACAAAAATCAATATAGATAGTTTTACCGGCAATTCACAGACCTTTTATAACGAGGGTATGAGAAAAGTCGGTTTATTAATTCTCGATGATATTAAGAGTCTTGGTATTTCTGGAGTAGAGCTCAAACAAAAGGCTGAGCTTGAATATATAAAAACTCAAATCAAAGCGCAAGAAATTGCTGCCGAACAATTGGAAGGAGACGATGACTAATGGAAGATGTAACTAACACGAGTGCCAACGATAACACGCAGGGCATTGAAGTAGTTGAACAGCAGAAAGAGGTTCAACAGGAGACACAGTCTGCTGATACCCTTCTTGGTGGTAAAGCAGAAACTCAACCACAGGAAGAAGCTGAACCAATTGCTTATGACTTTAAAGAAACTATTTCCGCTATGGATGACTTTGAGTTCAGCCAGGAAGAGAGCGATAAGTTCGTAGAGGTCATTAAGGATATGGGGCTTAACAATGAGCAGGCTAACGCTATTGTTAAGTATGGCGGCGAATGGGGTAAAGGCATCGCAGAAGCTGCTATGAATGCTGTTATAGAGCAGCGAAATACAGAAGTTCAAAATTGGGGTGAGACTGCAAAGAAAGAACTTGGGACAGAGTTTGACAGTATCATTAGTCTTTGCGGTCTTGCGGTGGAACATGTAGAGAAAGCGGTTCCTGGTATCAGGCAGGCGTTAAACGAAACAGGCGCAGGTAACAGAATTGAAGTTATCCGCGCTTTTTCTATGCTCGGAAAGTTTTTGGAGAGTGACCCGGGTAAAGGCGCTGGCGCTCCTGCCGCACAGGGAAGCAGCCTTGAAAAATTCTATGACAAAACAGATTTTAGTAAATTAAAATAAGAGAGGATGAATGAATAATGGCAGTTTTAAATCAATTGGCATATACCTTAGCTGATTGGAGGGGAAGACTTGACCCTTCCGGAAATGTAGATGATATTATTGAGGTATTGTCTCAATCTAATCCAATTTTAGAAGAAATGACTTTTATGGAGGGCAATCTTCCTACTGGGATCGTGACTACTCAACGTACAAAAGTTCCTGAACCTTCTATCCGTCGTATCAATACTGGTGTTCCTTATAAAAAGAGCGGAGTAAAACAGATTAATGATACGACTACTTTATACGAAAATCGTAATAAGATGGATGTAGAGCTTTTGCGTTTACAGAATGATCCTGCAGCTTTCCGTTATAGCGAGGATCTAGCATTTGTAGCCGGCTTTGGTGATCGTATTGCTAAAGATGTTATTTATGGCGGACTTAGCGAGGTTCCGGATGAATTTAACGGGTTCGATATCAGACATCGTTATTTTGGCAATGGTGATGATCCGACGGCTGAAGGCTATACTACTCTTAATGCTGGCGGCGGTACCAAAAATACATCTATTTATTTTGTAAATTGGGGAGAACGTACATGCTCAGGCGTGTTCCCTAAAAATGGTAGTGCTGGTTTGAAGAAAGAAGATCTTGGACAACAAACTACAATAGCGGATGACGGAACTGAATTTGAAGCTATGATTACGAAATGGACTTGGAATGTAGGCCTGACTATTCGTGATTATAGAGCTGTAGGAGCTATTCGCAATATTGATGCAGCACAGTTTGCATCTGCAACTTCTGCTCAAAAGCAGAAGATTATTGAGAATGTTATTCGCGTTCATGACCGGTTGAGAAATCCTGACAGTGTTATGATGTACTGTTCTCGCAGCATGTATACTCTGTTCAAACTGTGCTTGATCGATAAAAATAACGTTCATGTTGAAATGGAAACGCTGGCCAATGGCATTAAAGTATTAAATGTAGATGGTATGCGTGTACGTAAACTTGACTGCATTCGTGAAGACGAAGCTAAAATTGAAGCGTGAGGAGTGAAAAATAATGAGATTAGATAAGGAAAATATTTTCTTTGAGAAAACTGCTGCAGAATTAGTTGACGGTGTTCTTGGCGATATTATCGCTATGGGTGGCGGAGACAGCATAAATCCAATGTGGCTTTATGTAGGACCGAAGCTTGAAAGCGGCAGTGTTGTTTTAACCCTGGAAACTGCTGATGATGAAGCGTTCAGCGAGGCTGTAGCGCTGGGAAGCTTTACTCTGGACGACAATGCTCCTGTACGAGCTAAGGTGCCTTTGGGAGTAAAAGAATACCTGCGCATCAAAGCTAGTGATTCCAGCACTCCAACTAATGCAACTGCCGATAAAATTGTTGCGGCGCTCGCTGTAGATGTGGATTTTAAATGATTTTAGATAGTAATGGTAATACTGTAATGCCGGGTAGAAAGCTCGAAGATATGTCGGCCAATGAATTAAGAGCTAAGCTCTATAATGCCGATGTTAAATATCCGGCAAATGCCAGTAAACAAGATTTGATTAGGCTTATTAGAGAAAATATTAAATAACACCTATGTAGTCATGTGACGACTATGTACAAGCACTTAGGGACGTCTTTAAGGCGTCCCTATTTTAATAAAGAGGAAAATAACATGGAGGTGTTTCCGTGATGAATAATACAGATATTTGCAATATGGCCTTGGCTTATTTAGCTAAAGGCCGCATTTCTTCTATTGACGAGAATAACGAACTTGCAAGGCAGTGCAAGCTGTTTTATGACCATAGCCGAAAAGGTCTATTGCGTGAATATAGCTGGGGCTTTGCCAAGAGGATTATTAGGCTTGCAGAACTGGATGCTTCAAATCCCGATTGGAAGTATGTATATGCATATCCAGAAAAATGTGTGTGTGCAAGACGTATTTTTAATGAGAAAGAGACTGTAAACAGCTTGGATAAAGATAAGTATGATTTGTTTTTGATTAGTGATAATACGCAGGCTATAGGATGTGATGTGTACCAAGCATATTTGGAGTACACATATGACGCAGAGGATGCAGAGCTTTTCAGTTCTGATTTTGTTGAGGCGTTGGCGAGGATGTTAGCTTTTAATATTTGCTTACAGTTAAATGGCAATGGGACTATCCAGCAGACACAATATCAACTGGCACAGGCAGCTCTTAGCAGGGCAAAATATACTACGGCCGCTGAACGTCAGGATAAGTTGGACTACCCTGATAAATACTTTACTGCGAGGATGTGAACTTATGGCTAGAGGAAGTGGACCAAATCCTTTTTATGTACTGCAGCCGGCATTTACTGCAGGAGAGATATCTAATGCGGTAGCTAACCGCGTTGATCTGGATAAATATCAGTATGCGCTTTTGACTGCTGAGAATTGTTATATTCGCCCTTATGGGCCCGTGTATCGTCGCAGCGGAACTGTTTACTGTATTGCTACAAAATATGCTGATAAGAGATGTATTCTGGCGGGGTTTAATTTTACTGACGATATTAATTATTTGCTTGAAATAGGGGATCAGTACATCAGAATACATAGAAACGGGGAATATCTTGGTATAGAGATAGTAACTCCTTTTACAGAATCTGATTTGGAAAAATTAAGATTTGCTCAGTCTGCGGATGTTATATACATTACGAGCGGTAGTTATCCGGTGAAACAATTAGCAAGATACAGCGAAACGGACTGGAAGTTTGGCGATTTTGAAATTACTCATGCTTATTTTGAAGATGAGGTTATGATGGATTTAGTTGAGAGCGCTGTTTATACGTCTCCTGGTGATTATACGTATACAGTGCCAAAAGATGGCCGCTACACAATAGAAGTTGCAGGTGCTGGTGGCGGTGGCAGCGGTGTGGCAAGGAAAGCAAGTGATAAACAAAGCTCTGGCGGGACTGGCGGCCGTGGTGGATTTTACAGTTTTGATATGGATTTGACCGAAGGTGATAGTTTTCCTGTAACCGTAGGAGCCGGAGGAAAAGGCGGAGCCGTACATTATGGAGCCGGTTATGGTAATGCTGGCGGCAACGGTGGAAGCAGTAGTGCTTTTGGCTGGGTAGCGCAAGGCGGTGGAGGAGCTACTGCGGCTTATTCAGAAGAGCATGGAGCAAAAAACGGAAGTGATGGAATCAATTATGGCAATGGTGGCATTGGCGGGAAGAAAGGCGTTGCTTATGATGATAACAATCTTTCAGGGACAGATGGGGCAAATGGCTGGGTTACTATAGCGTTTCAGGATAATCCGAAGGTTACACCGTCCAGTACAACAGGCACTGTGACCATTACAAGCAATAGGCCTATCTTTAACGAGGGATTGATTGATGGTAATATTAGGCTGACACATGAGGTAGAATCGTCCTCGGTAGAATTAAATTTGAAAGACAATGCTAAAGGAACGACTGGAGCGGTTGTCGTTGGAGAAAGCTGGAAGGTTATTTCCGGTGGAACGTGGACTGGAAGTTTTCAAGTGCAAAAAAGTGAGGATGGTACAACGTGGAAAGAATATCGTAAATATTCTGCTACAAATAATTTTAATGCTACTGAAAGCGGTACAGTAACAGATACAACTTATTTGAGAATAGAAGCTTCTATAACAAGCGGTGATCTGACTGTTACGCTTACTGCACTGCCGTATACTAAAGACGGCACAGCTAAAATAGTTAGTTATATCGACGAATATAATATTAAAGCTATGGTAAACGAACCGTTTGGTTCTACAGAAAGTACTACTACTTATGCTTTTGGGGCTTGGAATAGCAATTTCGGTTATCCAAAAACGGTATGTTTTTTTCAAGACAGACTTTGCTTTGGTGGAAATAATAAAAGACCGTATATGGTTTGGATGTCTAGAAGCGGTGATTATCCTAATTTTGGCGTAGAAAAGGTCAGTGGTACAGTAACAGATGATAGTGCTATTGCCGCTTCGTTTATCAGCAGGAAACAATTTGATATTTTACATTTAATTCCGTCTGTGGATTTGCTTGTTTTAACGCAGGGCAATGAATGGATCGTTTCAGGGAGCGAGGTCGTGACACCGACGAATATCACACCGAAGATGCAAACTACCAGGGGCTGCAGCAATTGTGAGCCGCTTACAATTGGCAATAGAATTGTATTCGTACAGGGACGTGGTTCGACAGTGCGGGATATGGGCTACAGTTTTGAAACCGACAGCTATGGCGGTATGGAATTGACGATACTGGCGGGACAAATTATAAAGGGACTTTCGATTACTGATTCTGCTTATAAGCAGGAGCCGGACAGCATAATTTACTTTGTGCGCAGTGATGGTACGATAGCGTGTCTGTCTTACATAAGAGAACAGGAAGTATATGCATGGTCAAGAATTATTACTGACGGTGAATTTGAAGCTGTAGTGAATATTCCTGAAGGTGATGAGGATAGTGTATATGTTGTTGTTAAACGTGTGGTAAATGGAGAAACTGTCCGTTATATTGAGCGGTTTGACAATAACTATGACGGTGATGCTCCGAATGATTATGTAATGCTAGATTGTGCTAAAAAGTATGATATGGATGAGGCGACTAATATTGTAACAGGGCTTGGTCACCTTGCTGGCAATAATATTACTGTTTTAGGTGATGGGCGTGTATTGAGAAATTATAAAGTGCTTGATGACGGTACTGTTGAATTACCTATACAAATTAAACGTGCGGTTGCAGGTCTACCGTATATTATGAATATTGAGCTTCCTAATGTTGAAATTCAATTACAGGACGGAACTATGCAGGGCAGGTTTAAGCAGGTGTCAGAGGCGATTTTACGCATTGAAAATACTCTCGGCGGTGAAGTTGGTACTGAATTTGGAAATCAGGATGCTATTGCTTATGATGAATTTAGCGTTACTGAGAATATGAAATTGTATAGTGGAGATAAAACGGCAACTCCACCGGCAGGTGGGTTTGATCGTGATGGAAGACTTTGTATTACAAGTACTGAACCTTATCCGTTTAATTTGCTCAGCGTAACGAGGAAGGTGACTTTTGGTGGCTAAAAAGTATAAGGTCGAATTGGCTGACGTTGATAACGCTATTGGAATTGCTGTAGCGCTGCTGAAAGATTTGAGAGATAGTGATAGGCAGGAGCTGGAAGCATATGAGGAAGACGAAATAATGCTTGTTGCCGGTAGTATTGAAAATGCAGATCATTGTTACATTTATAAAGATATGGAAGATAACATTCTCTGTATTGTAGGATTAACTGAAATTCCAGGCGTTCAGGGTAAAGAGATTTGGATGTTGGCGACAAAAAGGATAAGCAGTTTCAAAAAAGAGCTGCTTATTTGCGTTGCCAGGCTTTTAATTTCAAAATGGGTAAAAGAATACGGGCGGCTTTATAATTACGTTTACAGCGGCAATTCTGCTTCTATACGGTGGCTTGATAGGTTGGGAGCAATGTTCTTAGCTCCTATAAAAATAAAAAAGAACGGAAAAGAGTTTCTTCCGTTCGTAATTGAGGAGGGGAGTATATAAATGTGTTTATCTGTAGGTATGATGATGGGATTGACTGCTTTGCAGGGAGTATCGCAAATAGCTGCGACGAACCAACAGGCTAAAGCGCAGCAGGCTTATTACGATGCGCAGGCACAGGCTGCAGAACAAAACGCTGATATACAGGCAAAGAAGGGGGAGCAGATAGCGGAGCAGTACGCTTATGAGCAGCAAAAGCTCAATGATCGTCGTCGCCTTGTAGCAGGTCAGCAGGCTGCCGCATTTGGCGCAGCAGGCATCAGTGGCGATATGGGGACAGCTCTTGACCTTAGTGATTCCAGCTTTAGGGCTTATAGAAAAGACAGTAACCAGCTTTTGAGTAATCAGCGCAACGACCAATGGAGTAACTATCTTGGCGTAGTGAATTACAAGAACCAGGCTAACGCTGCAAGAGCTTCTGCTTATAACGTGAAACAACAGGCCAAGCAGCAGAATATAGGCACTATCTTGGGTACTGCTGCTGGTATTTTTGGCGCATATAAAAATTACGGCGGTAGCGGGAAAACAGGCGGTTCATCCAACGGAGGCTTTGTTTATCAGTCGCCTTATCAAAATAATTACACAAGTCCATATTCGGGCATCGCGCCACTTGGTAAATCAAGATATCCTTATTTCTAAACTTGCATTGGTACGAAATGTATTATATAATAAACGAAAAGAGATAGTCAGTGGTCGCACGCTGGCTCTCCCTCATAATCGTAAAACGTGAAAGGAAGCCGCGCGCCACTGGTGTTAGCGGCTTATTTCATGGCTATTTACAGCCTAAAATGACAATAGCTATTAATGTACTAAAAGCAATCATCAAAGACAACGCTTCATAAGTTGACAATAGCTATCACCCCCCGTAAGGGAAGCCAACACACTGACTATCTCGGACAACATTATAACATACCTTTAAGCGCTTAACAATTTGTTAAAGCGCTTTTTCTATACCTAAAAAGGAGGTTTAAACCTATGAAATTCAGTCAATATGATCCACAGGTCAATCCTAATACAATACAGGGACAAGTACGGCGCCCGGGCGATTTAAACAGTTACGGCGGCAATGGCGATGGATATGAGGCCATTGGTAGAGGATTGGGTGCGGTGAATGAAGTAACAATGAAAATGATAGAAGAAGATGATAAGCGTAGTTTATTGGAAGCTGTTGATAAATATAATAAAGCAAGATATAACATCCTTTATAACAATGAAACAGGCCTTATGAATACACGCCTTGAAGGTGCTGTCGGTGCGCAGGATAGGTATTTGGAAGAAGAACGAAAAATCAGAAGTGAAATTTTAGGACAGACTAAGTTTGTTACAAGCCAGTATAGATCTGCATTTGAAGAGATGGCTAATAGGTCAGCAAATCAAGGCTGGGCACTTGTTGGGCAGCATCAACATCAACAAGGAGAAAAAGTCAAAGATGTCAGTTATGAAAACAACATAAATGATCAGATCGAATTCGGGCAGAAAAATTATGATAATAATGATATTGTTGTGGGCAATGAGGCATCAATCAGACTTTTAACTTCTGCCAGATATCAAGGATATGGAGAAGCATTTATAAAAAATAAAACAAGTCAGGCGCTGGGCAAATATGGAAGCACCTTGATCACTGCGGCGATAGTTAATCAGAATTACGCCAAAGCGGACGAACTGTTAGGATATTTTTACGATGATTTAACTCCTGAACAGCGTAATGGCTTTAACAATACAATATTCCAAAAAGAAAAGGTTGAAACCATAGATAGTTTTGCGCGGCAGATTTTCCAGCAGTTTGGTAATGATGAAGAAGGTGCCAGGGCTTTTATTGATAATATGGGTAATACCTCTATTGACGAACAGCAACCAGGGAATGGTATTACGTGGGTCAAGAAAGAGGGCGCTTCGTTAGAGGGAACACAGTATGTAACTCGTAGTGGCCTTGCTGATTTGGGGCAATATTACCAAAAGATGACTGGTGAACCTTTATTGGTTACCAGTGGTACTGACAGCGGAAATTTGCACGCTGAAGGTGAGCGTAGCCATGGTGGCGGCTGGAAAGTAGATGTTGCAAGTGATTGGTTGGAGAATCCCGAAAATCGAGCTAAATTTATACAGTATGCTGAAAGTAAAGGGATTCTCGTACTTGATGAATATAGTGAGCCGTCTACAAATTCTACGTCAGGACATTTAGATTTAGATTTTACTGACTACAAAGGCAGTGGTGGCGGTAGAAGGTTGATAGATTATGGCGATAAAGAAACTGTTTTTAAAATGTATAAAAACATGGTAAAGGATCAAGAGAACCGTCAGAAAGAACAGCAAAATGCTTTTTATGCTCAAACAATTGAAAATATTTATAACCTTTATAAGCAGGGTGTTCCATATCAATCAGTAGTAGACCAAATCAAAGCAGTTGCCGGTGCAAATGTTGAAGCTGGCAAGAAAATGTTATCAGCTGCTGATTATTTTTATGATTCTGATGGTAAAATAAAAGGTCTAAGTTCTACACAGTTAGATGTTGCACAAGATATGCTTGGCGGTGGAATGTTCACTTCTCTTGAAGAGTATACTGGATTTTTAGCAAATCATGGCGCCAAACCTGAGCAGTTGTATAAAGCTAAAGAGACATGGGATCAATTTGAAAACTCCGAAGGACGGTTTAGTTATAACTGGAGCGATCTGCAGCAAGATGTTGTTGGCGATATTAAAGATAAAAACGGTGCGAAAGCTCAGGCATGGCGAGAAGCACAAGCCTACGGAAAAGTATTTATCAGCAAATTTATTTTAGAAAACAAGCGCGAACCTATGTATCATGAAGTTGTTGAAGCGTGTAGAAATTCTCTTAAAGAAAATCATTTTGGAACAATGACAGTAAGGGGCTCATATCTGAATAGCGAAGAAGAAGTAAATATTAGTGATGCGCGTTTAGCGCTGGTTGGGATACGTAATGTAGAAAGGGCTAGAAATACTGATGGCAGTCTGACAGAAGATTTGTTTATTGTAAGATATACAGATGGACGCGTAGAGCAAATGAATGCCGCGAAATTATATATTATAGCTGGATGAACCAATAAATAAATTAGGAGTGGTATTATGGACGCAGCAAGAAAACAGGAATTAGATAACATCTTTAATAACGCATTAAAAGCCAGCACTAATTATTCTATTCAAAATGCCTATTATGGCACTGACAGCGGAGTGGACCCTTTGTCTACACTTGGTTTTATTGATAAGCAAACCGGTTATGATGTGGAATCTAAAATTACTACAGCACTTCTTAATGGTGCAAAATCCGGGATAAAAGGGTTATTGGCAAATGCAGGCGCAATGGTAGAAGAAAATATTGCAATACATAAAAGGCAAGATCCCAATTATATACCGTATGGCGGCTATGCTCCGAAAATTGCAGAACAATTCAACAGTTTGGCAAACAGTGAGATTTTACAAAGGACTGATGTGCGTAGCAGTAGCAAGCTGGGGCAGTTTGGGCTTGATTTTTTAGAGGGTGCAGGTCAATTTGTTCCGCAAATTGCAGTAACAGGATTAACTGGCGGTATAGGTGGCGGCATTTTTATGGGTATGTCTATTGCCGGCAACCAATATTCGGACTTGAGAGCGCAGGGCGTTGATGTAGAAACCGCTGCTAAAGCAAGTCGTTATAACGCTATTATACAGGCACCGCTGGAGCAGCTGGCGCTTGGTAAGGTTTTGGCGAGTCTGCCAGCAGGAAGTCCGTTAAAGAAGAGACTTGTTCGGTTATTAGAAAGTGCAATAACAGAAGGTGGGACAGAATTCATTCAAGAATTCCCTGAGCAGCTGACGAATATCTATGCTCAAAATCCAAATGCTGATGCTAAGCAAATTGCTACAGAATGGGGCAAAAACTGGCAAGAAAATATTAAAAACGCAGGTTATAGTGGGTTGATCGGTGCCTTATTAGGCGTTGGAGCTAGTGGTGCTAAAATAGCGATTGACAGTATTGGTGAAAATGTTGATGCTGAAATACACAAAGAAAAACTAACTCAATTAGAAAATAATATCGAAAATGTTAAAAAAAGTGGAGTTAATCCGGAATATGCAGCGGGTGTTATTAATACGAATCGACCTTCTGATTTTATATCAATAGATGGGCAAAAGCTTCAGCAATATATGCAGGAGCAGGGAGCGGAAAAGATTACTCAAGCTTTGAATATTACAGAAGATGAAGTAAATGCTGCCGCCACTGATGGGTTGGACGTAGAAGTGCCTATAGGAGATTTTACGGCTGCCGCTTGTAAGTATGGCGATTTTTATAAAACTATGCAGGAGCATATTTCTTTTGGAGATGGTGACTATAGTGTTAACGATAGAAAATTAAAAAAGGATCTACGTAAAGCATATCAAATTTCAGAAAATGCTAGAGAAGAGCTGGATATAGAAGTTGATAAAATTGTGGAAAACTCTACAAATGCAAAAATGAACCAGGAAGAACGAGGAGCGTTGCGCGAATTTTTGGTCAGTCAGGCTATGATTGTTAATCCTGAAAATCCAGCGCAGTATTTCAGAGATCATCCAGTAGAAATAAAGCGTTTTGTCAGTACGCCTAAGGGACGATATATGCAAACTAAAAGCGCTAACGAAAAATTGATCGAGGATGAAAGAAACTTTGCTGGCATCGTAGATGAATATACTGCAGGGAAAATAAATGATACTAAAACTTATAATGTTATGACGACACCGCTTGCATTGGGTCTTGCAGGCGGTAAAATTTTGCCTGTAACTATCGACGGAAGCAAGATCAAACATATTTTTGACGGCCATTCCGATGGCATGACGCCGGAGCTGCTAAAACAATTTCCACGTGCTATGGCTGACCCGATGATGGTTTTAGATTCGTATGCTGGGCGTAAGGTTGTTGTATTAGACTTAAAGGATGCACAAGGGTCTACTATTATTGTTCCTTTAGAACTTGATGTTGAACGCAATCGTTATCAGGTGAATGCTGTCAGCAGTGCTTATGGGAAAGGTGGAGAAAATGGCACAGATTATGATTGGTTTATAGAGCACAATCTAAAAAAAGGTAGAGTGTCATATATAAATAAAGAAAAGACTGCCAAGTGGTTACAGTCTCCAGGCAGCGATTCCGCCAGCAGAGGTAACGACCTTGACAGTCTCCTTAATAATAGTATACCAGATGAAAATGCACTTCGCAAGAGACGAGAAGAAATGCAGGGATACTACCAGACAGCTTTTCACGGAAGCCCACATAAATTTGAAAAATTTGATTTGGGATCTGTTGGTACAGGAACAGGTATACAGGCCCATGGATGGGGTTTGTATTTTGCTTTCAGCAAAAATACTGCTAAACGGTATAGGGATAGATTGAAAGGACGCCGTGATACATATACTGGCGAAGGCTCTCTAGTTGAGGTTGAAATCCCTGAAAATGATGTATTACTTAATGAAAATAAATCTATTGAAAAGCAACCGCCTAAAGTACGCGAGATTATTAAAGCTGAATTAGAAAGAATTGGTGGGAGTGCGAATAGCGGCAGAAGCTTTTATAAAGAATTAATGTTTGAAATGAAAAGGAGGGGGGCGGAAAATCCAGCCAGAGCAGCATCTGAACATTTAAATAAATTAGGGATAAAAGGCATTAAATATGTTGGAATGGTAGATGGAGAATCATATGTAATTTTTGACGATCAGGCAATAAAAATAATCAACAGTTATAATCAAAAAGTTAATAACGATAAGAAAGGTTCTATCACCTGGGACGAAGAAGGCAAAGCAATTATCAGCCTGTTTAAAGGTTCGGATGTGACAACAGTCTTCCATGAAACAGGACATTATTTTGTAGAGAATCTTGCGAACGATGTAAATAGCGGGAAAGCAACCGAACAGCGACAAAAAGACTGGGAAACATTGCTGGACTATGCTGGAATAACTAATGAACAATGGCTTAATATGAGTATAGATGAACGCCGGCCTGCTCATGAAAAATGGGCAGAGGGGTTTGAAACATATGTAATGGAAGGTAAGGCTCCGTCTCTTGCTCTGCGCCATGTTTTTGCAAAAATGGCGAAATGGATGAAGCGTGTTTATGAAAGTATTAGGCGTAATGAAAATGCTGCTCCGCTGACTGATGAAGTTCGGCAGGTCTTTGATCGTATGCTGGCCAGTGAAGAGGAAATAAATACAATGGCCAGAGTAGATGGTTATTTTAATAAGCTTCCTTCTGTTATAACAGATAATCTTTCTGAGAGCTCTAAAATCAGGCTTGAAAATTATATTGCTAAAGCAAGGGACGAAGCTGTAGATATTTTGACCAGGGAAAGTTTAAGGAATTTTACAAAAGAACGTCGTGCAGCGATTGAGGACTTCAAAGATAAACTTCGTCCTGAAATCAGAACAGAAGTAGAGAAACAGCCTTTGTATGCTGCTGGACGAATGCTTGTTGATGATTTGCAGAAAAAACAAACAGCGAAAGGCGTTGCAGATTATTATCTTGGCTTAATTGCCAGAACTTTGGATATTGAAAGTAAACCTTTGAGCGAAGTAGAAGAGCTTGATGTTATGAAGTTTGATATGATTGCTGAAGCTCAGGGCTTTAGCGGTGATGAGCTGGCAAAAAGGCTTATTGTCGAGCCTACGCTTGAACAGGCGATAGAGAGAGCCCTTGATAATGCGGTACAAGTAAAATTTCCTGATATTTATAAAGAACGCCAATTAGCGGAAGATGCGGCACGAGAAGCCATTTATAATGATGATAGCGGTCTGTTGATTGGTGTAGAACAACAGCTAATTGAAGATATGGCAGCGAATATCAATAATAAACAGCGTAGTACAGAACAGGCTCTTGCGCTTGCCCGAGCACGTAAGCAACAGGCTAAATTAGCAGCTAAAGCAGAAATCAGTAAAATGAGTATGAGTAATGCTTTGAAAACGGGCAGGTTTGTTATGGCAGAACGTCGTGCTGCAGCACAGGCGGCGAAAGCTATAAAAGCTAAGAGTTTTGAAGAAGCGGCAGATTATAAACGACAGCAGGCTTTTAACCATGCTTTGGTATTGGAAAGTTTAAAAATGAAGCAGGAAAAAAGCAGAGCTGAAAAATTTTTAAAACGCCAGTTTAAGGCAAAAAAAGAAACGTGGGAAGATGAAAAGCACTTTACACAAGCAGCTGCCATTATGGAAAGGATGGGATTAAAACGCAAGGATTATGATCCTGCACTCAGAAAACAATCTTTAATAGAGTATGCAGAAGAAATGCAGGAACAATATGATAATGTTGCTATTGCCGACTGGCTTATGGATGAAGGGACGTCTTTAGACAATCCTGCCGCAATGACTTTTGAACAATATCAGGATGTTATCAATGCTTTGAAAAATATTAAAGCAATCGTTAAACAGGAAAAATATGTAACCTGGTACGGTAAGGAATTGAATTATAAGGAATTCAAGGACGAGGCTATTAGGAATCTTTTGAAACTAAAAACAAAATGGCAATCTGGTATCAATTCCAAAGAAAAGGCTAAGCCAAGTCAGAGATTTTTTAGAAACCTTACAAATACTGATAATTTCTTTGAACGGATGGATGGCTGGAAATATGGATTTTTCAGTAAACATTTTGGCGAAAGCGGACAAATTGTAGCTAATAAAAAAGCTGCATATACAATGGAGTTTGAAGAACGTATTGCTGACGCTACTAAAAAATGGCTGCCGGATAAAAAGGCTGCGGAAGCAGCAGATAAAGAAATTTATTACGAACCATTTAAGGCCTCATTAACAAAACATAATATTATAAAGATGCTATTGTATTTAGGCTCGGAAAGCAGTTCGTATAAATTGTGTTCAGTTGGGCCTAACAGTACTTATGCAACATTTTTCCGAGGCTCTGAGTTGTGGGTTGAAGGTGATCTTGAACAGACGAGAAGCAATTTGCTTGAGGCTTTAGGCAACGTTTTAACAGAAGCTGATATTCGTTACGCGGAGGAAATTTCCGCTGCTTGTAGCGCTCACTGGAATGAACTTTCGGATATGGTAAAAAGAACGACTGGTTTCTCGCCTGAGAGAGTTGATGCTATGCCAGCAGAACTTACTTTGCGTAATGGAGCTAAAGTTGTTTTCCGTGGTGGGTACATTCCGTTAGTAAGATATACTGACGGTGGCAGTCATCCTGCTACGTCGGATGCCGTTCCGGCAACAAGCGATAAGCGTGCTGTAAACAGTATTAGAACACTGCATACAAATACCGGTGGAACCAAAGCACGTGATAGAAGTGTATATCCGTTGGATTTAAGAAAAGGCGCTGAGTACTCTGCAGTTATGGATAATATACATGATCTATGCTATAGAGAACTAGCTACAAGCTATCGTAAAATGTTGAATGATCCTGAAATGTATTCTTTGCTGAAAGAAAAATTAGGTATTGCGAATTTTGAAGCGTTTACAGAATACTTAAAGAAAACGGCACAGCCTTATGACGGTGGTTACGCTTCAATCAGTGAAAGAGATGCAGGGACTTGTTTGAGCTGGATACGCCAAAAGGCAGTCAATGTAGCAATAATGCTTAACTTCAAAACTGCTGTCCAAAACTTGGGAAATCCGTTGTTATACGGTAATGTTGTTGAAGGCTTTGGTTATAAGGACGTAATGGCCGCTTATGGAAATTTGTTTTTGAATATGCAAAATGGGCAAGGCTGGAAAGCTTCCAAAGAACTTGTTTATTCTAAATCATCTTATATGAAAGAGCGTTCTGTATTGCCGGATATTTCATTGCGGGATATGAAAGACGAGAGTAGAAAACTGAATCCAGTTGAGCAGGTTACAGTTGAATTTGGTACAAAAGCATTGGTGTTTACCGATAATTTATCAGCTATTCCTGTTTGGATACAGGCGTATCAAAAGAAAATCAATGTCGGAGTCAGCGAACAGGAAGCCGTGCTATTTGCGGATACTGTTATTAGGCGTACACTTGGCAGCAGCCGTATTACAGATGTTGCACCTATTCAGCGTGGCAGCGCACTCATGAAATTATTTACAACATTCCAGGGCTTTTTCAATACGCAGTTCAATCAATGGCAAAGAGAAGCTGGAATTTTTGGCCGTGAGTGGAGTGCCGGAAGGAAAGTTGAAGCATCTAAGCGAATAGTTGCTTTTGCAGCGGCTAAGTATTTTATGTTTTGCCTGCTGAATTTGGCTTTTGCATTAGAACCGCCTTTTGAAGAAGACGATGATGAATGGACAAAATATGGTAAAGAGCTTTTGCAGTATCCTATGAGTTTGCTAGGACCTGTTGGGCAGGTTGCCAATACTCTTGTTAGCAATATGGTCGGAATGCGAACCTATGGCTATAGGATGACTGCAGTACAAGGTTCTATCGAACAAGCGGAGCGTACAGTAAAGAAAATAAGCAGTGTACAAAAAGGCAATGCTGAACCAGAAGAACTGATTGAGCCTTTAGCTAATCTCGGTGGTCTTATCGCTGGTGTGCCGGCGCAGTTCAATAAATTGTTTTTTAACGCTTATGATATTGTTGTAAATGATATGGAGCCTCAGTGGGGCGATATCTACAGACGCAGACAAAAAAAAGAACGGTAAGAATAAAAAACTGGCAACGATTTCTCAAGGAACGAAATCCCAATGTTGAAAAAGTTGCCAGTTTTTTATTTATCATTACAATTTATTTGACATTAGAAGAAAAATTTATGGGAATGACATTGTTCATATATTTTTCTTATTTCCCAATTAGAAATATTATAGCCATGTAGTCGTTTATTGTGGAAAACCAACATAAATAAAAACCAAAAAAATGGCAAAATGAATCCTAGATAGGCATTATAAGAATAAATACCAGCTATGTATGGTATAAAATATATTGTCGCGATAATTAGTCCGAGAGCAACAAATA